CAGTTCATACACCAGCAGAACCTGGGAGTGTTGAAGCTGCACAGGTTCTGGTCCAACCCTTCGGGTACCTCTATGGTCAGGGTGAATTCCGTAACCGAGGACGGGGAGAAGTTCCTTGTCGAACTCACGGAGATAGGAAAGGGATACGGAAAGAACTACATGTACAACTGGAACATAAAGAGGCCCGTGGAACTGGAAAGGCTTATGAAACTGTGTCCGGTGCCGGTGAGCGAGGAGACCGTGAGGGAACTTATGGAGAAAGTCGGGTGATATGGGAAATTCGGGAAAGAAGAAGATAAAGCCTTTCTGGTTCGAGGGATACGGTGCGTATCTGACGAAGAAGATAAACACCGATGTCGAGCTGGCGAACCTAAGGGACAGGGAGAAGGAAGTCTCCGCTATACTGACTGGGATACAGGCGGGCATATCCGATAAGGAGAATGTACGGCACCACGAGATAGCGAAGATCCTGGGGGTCCACAAATGGTGGTCGGACGAGAAGGGAACCAGCGTATGCGAGGTCGAGCACATAATGAGGGACGGTGAGAGGAAGTTCGCCGTAACCGTCAAGTACATAACGGGAGAGGAGACGGACAGCGGGGAGTACAGGATACACGCGCACTACATGACATCGCCGGAACTCTTCATGGAGGAATGGCCCGTACCGGTGGAGGAGAAGGAGTATGAGAGAATCTGGGGTGATATAGAGAGGAACTGGAAGGAGAAGTACATTGACGGGCTTCCCGATATGCTGGATAAGTGATTATGGAGAAAGCGAACATAGAGAAGTGTGGGAGGCTCATGGCAAGGAAGAAGGTCCTTGACAGGAGACTGAAGACCATAGAGGCCTTGAAGGTGGCTGTGGTGAACGAGAAGAGCGCCCTGGTGAGGGAGATAAACGAGGAGGGCAGGAAGGTCATCGAAAAGCAGATGTTCTGGGCCAACGAGGACAGGACATCCGTATGCATGGTCACCAAACTGAATGCTTCGTCGAGGATGAGGGTAGCCAGGAAGGAGGACATCATAATTAAGTACGCAAGGCAGGGGCACATGTACGATTTGGAGATGTGCAGCAACCCTTACGGTCTGTTGGAATCCTGGCCGGTCCCCATCAGCAAAGAGGAGTACAGGAAACTGAAAGACAAGATAACCGGGGAGACACCCGACATAGAGAGATACAAAGTATGAGCAAGGACAAGCAGGCACCCCTGCCGGGCATCAACGCAGTCGACTGGGAGGTGTACAGGGATTACAGGAACGAGCAGGACAGGCTGGATAGAAGGAAGGCGGAACTGGAGACGAAGATGGCTGCCCTGGACATCGAGATAAGCCAGGCGGACGGGAAAGTCGCCGAGTTCTCCCGCAAGCTCCTGGAACAGCACGGGTTCTGGTCCGACGAAGACAGGACATCGATGTGCCGGATAACGAGGCTGCATTCGTTCAGCAACTGGAACGATGTCAGTCTGGTATTCGTGGAGAGGAGGCACATTACCGATACCGTGTTGAGCAACAGCCCGGCCGCGGTCCTGATGTGGTGGCCCGTTCCCGTTACACAGGAGGAGTACGAGGAGTTCAGGGCAAGAATGGAGGAGGAGAACAAGACACTTAAATCATCTATATGAGCATATGAGCAAGACAATCATATTCAAGGAGTACGAGGAGTTCAACCGATACAGGGAACGCGAGAGGGAACTCGAGGCAAGGCACAGGATAATCTCGGAGGAGCTCGGTGCGGTGAACAGGGAACTCGACAGGATGCGCAAGAACCCGTACAGGTACTCGACCCCCGTGGTGAAGAGGCACAAGTTCTGGATGTGCGTGGAGAACACCTCCATAATCTCCGTCTGCCGGGTGGAGGACATATGGGGAGACTGCGATGTGACGTACGTGCGTACGAGCAGGGAGGACGGGAAGGACAGGACGTTCCACACCTCCTCGCTGGGGATAATACTGGGTCACCCCTACCCCATCAAGGAGGCCGACTACTGGCAGCTGCGTGATACAATCATAAAGGAATTCAAGGACAACGGAAAGGAGGAATGATATGAAAGGCAAGTACAGATACATCATACTCATAGGGTTCGATATGATAGCGTTCGTGGGATTCCTGATTGATGCCATAAACAACAGGAGTTGGATGTCGGGAGCCGGTGCCATATGGGCGGCCAACTGCTTCCTGGCCCACTGCGAGTGCGAGGAGATGTCAAGCGAACTCAGGACGTTAAAGAGAAAGTGATATGGAAGACAAGGTACAGGAACTTTTAGAGAGATACAGGCAGGCCAGGGATAAGGAAATCGCGGCCGAGAGGGAGAAACGGGAGGCGAAGAAGGCACTCGCCGAACTGGCCCCGCACAAGGTGGGCGATGTCGTCAGGTGGGTCGAGCGCAATATAGAAGCCAAGACTTCCTACGTGGGCAACAGGAAACCCCAGTTCATACTGAAGAAGGCCGTGTGCTCGAAGGTGAACGCCGAGATATATTCCGATGGGGATGTTGACAAGGTCAGGTATTCCTACAACTTCAACGTATTGAAGAAGGACGGGACTATGGGAATGGTGAGCACGTTTCCCCGGGAGGAATACCAATGGACCGGGAAGAACATATACGAGAAGGCCCAGAAGGACATCCAACTGGGCTGCGGGATAGAGTTCCCCCATTTCGGTGCCTCGTATCCCGACGCGAAGTGCATCAACGGCTGGCTCTGGGATTTGGATTCCGGAGGTCCGGGTGAAGGGCTGACCATCGGAGGGGACGACCCCTGCCCCATCTGCAACACGGAGGCATGGCTGGAACGTGTGATGGAGAACGAGGAGTTCGAGAGCAGGGAGGCCGCACTGCAATGGAGGGACAAGATTATGGACGATTATCTGGACTGATATGTGCATACTGGTAAAGAAAGGACAGGGCAGACTCCGTACATCAAAGAAACCCATCAAGGCGTACAAGATTATCTGCCATAAGCCCACATCCGGCAGGGTCTGGTGTGGGGGATCCGCATACGAAACACCCTATATGGAGTGCGCCCTGAGCGATAACATAGTGGAGGGCAAAGACATTTTCGAGGACAACGCCCCTTTCTGGCTGACTAAGGTGGAAGAGTCGGCGATGGACGGTACGAAGGATTCATGGTTCAGGAAATACGGATACATCGCAGGCAAAGGTCTCATACACTGTTTCCTCAATAAGGAGGATGCCCTGAGGACCACACTGATGAAATACAGGGATATGGTCCTTATGGAGGTCGAGATACCTGCGGGCACGGAGTACATCAAGGGCGACTACGGTTACAGGATGGGGAACGAGAGGGACCCGCACAACAAGATGCCTCTTATCGGGGCAAGGGGGATAAGGTTCACCGGGAGGCTGGCGATAGGAGTGAGTAACGATTATTGGAAATGAAAGACGATGACAGGAATCCGTTAGCAGAGGCCTTTATGGCACTCCTGCTGCTGTTAGTGAAACTTGCGGTGTATTCGTTACCCCTCAAGTGGTGCTGGAACGAGACCCTTCCCCTGTTGTTCAACGGGGTAGGTGAAATAACATATCTGCAGGCCGCAATGCTTATGCTGCTTGCTGAACTCATATTCAACAAAGGAGACGAGATAAAATTTTAGGTGTCACAAAATATTTAAAGTATGGAAGATATAGAAAAGTTGGCAATATGTAGTGAAATGGCCAGAAAACATCGAAGTAACTACGAAATTATTGATATTGAAGACTATTACAAACACCAAACAGAACGTCTATCATTTCATCCAAATGGTAATTGTGGGTGTATTTTGCTAGATGATGACTATGCATTTGGTATAAGATGTGACCATTTGATGTGGGCAGAAGGTGCTTGTGAAGGTATAGAGTATTTCTGGACTGAAAATGACCACACTATTGCTGAAGAAAAGTTTAAACGTGAGGAAGATGACGTTTATAATGCTATACTTATTTACGGTAATCACAAAGGAGGGTTATATACAAAACTTTTGGTGCTTCACGAAAAATGTGCCAACTGATATATCATTGCCAAATTTTAACATCAAACATATAAACAATGGAAGGTAAAGAAAAAGAAGAAGGCAAGGAGATTACTCCGAGTCAGTATTTCGACTATCTGAAAGGTGCGAAGAAGACGATAACCACAGACACGTTGAAGAACTCGTACGAGATCTTCGTCGCCCTGGGCGAGAAGTACAACAAACTGGGTCAGAAGGAATCATTGAAGAAACTCTGCTTCCTGGCCGACACTCTCAAGAAGGAGGAGAAACTCATCGAACTGGGCATCGCCACCTATATATACAAGGATGTCATCGAGGACTACATCGAGCACGTGGCCGACAAGACGGTGAAGATTGTGGAACTTTCCCGTTATATGCGCGAGGTGCCGGACGAACTGGTGGAGACCGTGGAGAAGTCCAAGGAACTCTTCGACGAGTTCTATGTGGTGTTCACGGACTATACCGGCAAGGAGGAGCGCAAGGTCGAGAAGGAGCGCAGGGACAAGGATCCCATCCTGTTCGGTGTGTTCAAGAACAACGGCAACGTGGCCGACCGTTTCTACTTCCTGGGCGACTGGGTTGACGAGTTCTGTGACCTGACTCTCGACAAGATGATTGACGAGTACAAGGCGAAGAAGAACACTACGGTGTCTCCTCTCATCGAGTCCAAGGTTCCCGAGACTTCGGAGGAACTCATCCAGCTGCTCCACTCATACAAAATCGACGAGAAGAAGGGCAACTCGTACATCACCTTCGATGAGGACACTGAGAAACCCCGTGAACCGATTCCGGTAGCATCATACAGGAGGGAACCCGATACGGGCGAACCCAAGAAGGGATTTTTCAAGAAGATAACAAGCGTGTTCAAGAAAAATGGCTC